CTCTCCCTCTACTTTCATCCTCATATTTTAATCTACTGATTCCCTCTTGTAAACAATATAAAGTATATAAATCATCTTTCGTGAAACAAATATCTCCTTTTTTCTCCATTAAAGCATAGTGCCTTATATACCATTCATTTATTTCCTTAATAGTATCCACATTTTTTTCTTTCGATTTAGACAACCCTTCAGCTATAGAAAAGCCTAAATTCAATATACCTAAATTCAATTCTATAATAGGCTCTCCATCAACAATTTCTTTATACGAGACCCCATTTACATACCATTCATTGTGGATACTATGATCTTCTGCATTATTTAAAATTTCAGACAAAAGTTTATCTATAACGTTTTCCCCTACCGGATTAAGAATAGCATTCGACTCCTTCAATGAATTATTTAGGAATTCTCTAATCTCTTTACAAGTAGCTCCTTTATTATTTTCTTTATAGGAAACCCTTTTAGCCCATCCTTTTTTTAAACCTAAATACAAAAATCCCTCCCCATCTTGAACATCCTTAACATCCTTTATGAGCCTAAAAACACGCAAACATTTATTTACCTTTATATGTTTAGACTCTTTATATCTTATAGACTTAGTTATATAATTATAATACTTCTCATTATACGCTCTCTTAACAATATTCAATTCCTTAAGCATTATATCAAGAAGCATGGCATTAGATATATCAACAGATTCACAATTTGTAAAATCTATTAATATCGAATTATCACTCAGCAAATATGAAGACAACAATAATTTAAAAAACGTAATACTATCATCACTATTGTTCTCAAAAGAAAAAAACTTTGGAACTACAATTGTTTTATTTATATATTGAGAGGATACAAACCCATTTTTCCGAAAGAAATTTATCAAATTAGTGAATACAAATATATTCATTCTTGGGAAAACACCTTTAGGAGCAACTTTTCTATTGTTCCTTTTTTGTTTTTTTCTACGCTCTTTGTAAATTTTATATTCAAGAAGTTGTTCCCTAAGCATATATGTGCTTTTTATCCGATTTTTCGTTCATTCTTAACCATTGCCAACTCAGTTTCCAAGCGCTTTACCTTTTCTTCAAGCAACTTTATTGTTTTATCTTTCTCGTTGAGTGCACCTTGTAGAGTCGCAATCGTATCTACAAGTCGGTTCATCCGTTCCATGTTAGAGTCAGGTATGATATTCCGTTCATGCTCTACATCCGAAAGTAACATAGTTCCTTTACCACGAAGCAACCATTCTGCTGATATATCAGTAAACGTAGATAGAATTGCAGTGAGGATTTTAGCCGAAGGTTCTGTACCACGTTGAAACATGGATGCTATTACAGACTGTGTAACACCGATTTTTTTCGCAAAAGCGTTATCTGTGACGTGAGTAATATTTATAATTTCCCTAATTCTGCTATTAATAGAGCTTGTGTTTTCAATCATACCAATTCAATTAAATGTTAATAAAACGCAAATGCGCTAATAATTCAAGTTTTCATTTTGCAAACTATCGCATTTGCGTTATATTTGCAATACCAATTAATCAATAAACAAATATATGAATAATAGTTCACATATCCAATCGAATAGTAATAAAAGTTGCGCAAGAAAACGCGACTATAGGTTAGTTGTGGATGGCAAATATAACCGCAAAGCCATCATGCAGAGGGCATGGGCGTTCATGAAAGTTTATAAGGGATATACTTTGAAATCAGCCTTACGACAAGCTTGGATAGACGCCATTCTTGCCATGGAAGACTATAACTACTCACAGAACATCAAGCCCCGCCTGCCAAAATCAGGACTCACGATGAAAAGCCTGTACGCCAACCCGACAGGTGACATGGCCAATGGATATGCAACCAGATAATTCAATCATACCAATCAAATATCAATCATCATGGAAGAAGAATTAAGAAAACGAATTGAAGAACTTGAAGCCCAAAACAAGGAGCTGAAATTTCAAAGCGACCAGAATGCAAAATTCTGGACTGAGGCAGAAAAAAGATGCAAAGTTCTTGAGGCTGCCCTTGAATCCATAGCAATTACAGCAGGCATCTTGAAAGATTCTCTTGTACAGAAGCCGTAACCTCACCGAAGTCAAACCAAACCACCGGCGGGCAACCGCCACCCGGTATGCTCTTGGGTGGGCGACCGGGAACACACAGAGAAGAGTTCTTTGACATCTTGGTATTTAGGAGTTCGCAGATTTCCTCCTGCACAAACCGGACTACGGGAGTAAGCATAATCTGCCAACGACATAATGCTGTGAGTAAGGGTCAGACTCGTGTCGTTGTAAAAATAATCAGCTAGACCTGTAAGGGCCGTTGAAACATGGATTTCAATTTACGATATATAACAGGTGATGTAGTTCAGTCAGGCAGAGCACATGGTTCCCATGAGGCCGGCGGTTCGAGTCCGCCCGTCACCTCTAATTAAGATTTGAATTATGTATAACAAATCTTGTATATGGCGCATGCTGTCAAAGCTAAAACAAATAACAGAAATGAAACGTAAGACGCTTTTTCACAAAATGCGAAGATGGGCTTACGCTCAACGTATTGCTTCGAGGAAGAAGAATCAATTCCAAGGATTCCCATTCTATATTCCACTATTTTATTATAGGAAATGCGAGACAATGCATTGCTCATGGCTCGATTCTCGAATAAAGATATGCTTGCGAAAAGGATACATACCGAATTTAATAAAATTGCGGATGCCAAGAGGACACGATTGCAAAGACTGCCATTTGAAACGTTGGCAAAAGAAACCATAACAGCGAAGATTGTTGAAGATACCATGAGTATTGTACTCTGTATCTTGAAAATCCATTGGGCTTTCATATCAAGTGAGTTTTTAAATACTTTGTGAAGACATTCTTCAATTTCATATTTTTCCATAACCACTTAATTTTTTGATTAGACACCACAAAGTTAAGTAAATCTCCCGAAAAAGGCGTGATGCCGCTGACCGGATCGGCTCGGGAGAACTATTACTATAATTTTTTTCAATCATGACAGAAACAACAGAAAAAAAAGAAATCGTTCCGACACTCCGCAAAATGGCGGTCGGTGAATGTGAGGTATTCCCTTTAAGTCAGGCCAGATCAATCGGCAGCACGATTTATGGTGCCAATCTGGCTGTGGAACGTGCGAACGGATACAAATGGTCCGCGAAAACCAATATCGAAAAGAAAACGGTAACAGTAACCAGAACCCAGTGATATGATTTTTCTATGCAACAACAAGGTAAGGACAACTATGCTTATGGACAATACCGCTGATATCCTTCTGGATAACATCATGCGTGTGATGTCCGGAGAATATTTCGGACAGACAAAGGCAGCCGCAATAGTAGGCGGAAAGAAAAAACTGGAACGTCTGATCGAATCAGGCAAGATAGAGGCTGTCAAGCCGAGAAACTCGCAGAACGGAAAATGGTTCTGCAATGCCGCACAAGTACTAATGCATTGCAGGAATATGAGAAAGACTGGAAAAACCGGAAAAAAGAAACAAGAATGAAAAAAATACTATTCATTATGTGGATCAGCCTGCTGGCTGTTCCCACTCTGATGACTTTCACTCTGGATAATGAAGGTCATATAACTTATCTGAATGTGATCGGGCTGGTATATTCAATATGTACAGCTTTCCTTTGGGAAAGAATGATGCCCGGTTATATGGTCAGGTATATAAAGAAGTTGATCCGTGAGGATTGATCCTGGTTGCTTGTTATCAGCCCGGAAGCGTCCGGGCAAAGCGGATGTAGCTCAGTCAGGCAGAGCGCATGGTTTTCCGTGAGGTCGGCGGTTCGAGTCCGCCCGTCCGCACCAGTAGCCCGTGAGGGTGAACCTTTCAATCATATTGAATACTAATTAATCAATCAAGCCCGGAAGTGTCCGGGCGCATGGACGATTAGCTCAGAGGCAGAGCATCAGCTTCCCAAGCTGAGGGTCGCGGGTTCAAGTCCCGTATCGTCCACGATGCAATTGCATATTTTTACCTGAAGAGCGGGAGCCGTACCTACCCGTATAAACGTAGCCATGTTAGAGACTTCAAGGCAGTGAAGCAGAGAACAATTTGTTAGATAATAATTTAACCCAAAGCCGCTGGAAAGGACAGCGTGAGGTGGAAGCCCTCTTTTATATGTTATATTCTATATCTTCATTTATCCCGGTGTGTCCTGACCGACTATCCGGGAACAAAGCCCGTGAGGGTGAATTTCGAATCACATAAATGAAACTTAATGCGGGCCGCCTCACGGGATGGGGTGGCTATAACACGCATAAAACAACCGGGGTTCCCAAGAGTTCAGAAAACTGATCTTCGTCGGGGAGGGTTCGATACCCTCATGCGTGACGTCCGTGAGGATAATTGTATTTTTCATAATAATAGATTAAGATGAGAAAAGCCCACCGTACAGCGGTACGGTGGCAAAACGGAGAAATGGCGGAATAGGCAGACGCACCATTAGATGACAGGAAGGCCAACCTTGGATGTGGCGGACCTGGCAACTCATCCCGGTTCGAATCCGGGTTTCTCCACCATGAACCTGTGAAGGCCTGACTAGTAGTTTTGTCGCATTTATTTTATGTTTGTGATTTCGGTGCATGGTCTGTGAAGATAGTGCACCTTTTTACCGGTTTACAAACATGCTATTAGAATTATAAATTGTATCAGCATATTGGCTGATTGTATTATATACCCCAAAGAATCCCTCTTCGGGGTTGCTATCCAAGTTCATCATCAGGAACGGGAAGCTGGAGAGTAAAATTGTATTCTTTGGCTTTTCCATTCTCCTAATTCTTTGGGAAAATGGCGATAAAATGGCGAAGATTCTGTTTGCCAAACTTGTCAATAAAAGATAACTTTATAGATATAAACAACTAAAAGTCAAACCAATAAAATTAAATTATGGCTGCTAAAAAAGAAGAAAAAGCACAAGGAAGTCAAATCAGAACATTATTGGCTTCCGAGATTGAATGCAGAGTCGGCACGATGAAGCAGAACGGCTGTTCCCTCCTGCTCTATAAAGATGCCCGTGTTGATATGCGTATGCTGGATGAGGTCTATGGTCCAAACAACTGGCAGCGTAGCCACGAACTGATAAACGGAAACCTGTTCTGCACGATATCTGTCTGGGACACTGATAAAGGCGTATGGGTAAACAAACAGGATGTGGGTACGGAGTCCAATACCGAGAAGGAGAAAGGACAGGCGTCCGATGCCTTCAAACGCGCCGCTTTCAACTGGGGAATCGGTCGTGAGCTTTACACGGCTCCCTTCATCTGGATAACGTTGGATTCCTCGGAAGTATATGAAAAAACCGGCTACAATGGCTCCAAGAGTTTTGGAACAAATGCCAAGTTCAACGTACAGTCGATTGAATACAACCAGCAGCGTGAAATCTCCAAACTGGTGATTGTTGACGGCAGAGGTGACGTAAGATATGTTTTCGGTGAAGTGAAAGAGAAAGTGAAAGAACAGGCACCTGCCAGAACCGTGCCTAAAAATCCGGCACAGGCTCCTGCCGCTTTTACCGGTGCGCAACTGAAACAGGCAGTTGATGAGATGAATGCCTGCAAGTCACGGGCGCAGGTCCTGTCTGTCTGGAAAAGATACACAGTCATGCAGAACAATAACGAGTTTCGTAACGCCTGTATTGAAATGGGCAAAAAATATCCTGAAAAGAAATGATAAAATTAGTAAAGTCCCCTGTGGTTTTCAATGAAGAGAACCACACCTATTTTCTTGGAGAGAAACAGCTCCGGGGAATTACCGGTATGATCAGCCGGCAGTTGTTTCCCGACAAGTACAAAGGCGTTCCCGACCATGTGATGAGGCGTGCGGCCGACAAGGGCAGCCGCATCCATTCACAATGCGAATTTGTAGACTCGACAGGATTCGAGCCTGAAAGCATCGAGGCGGAGAACTATTTACGTGAGCGCATGAATGCCGGATATGACGCGCTGGCCAACGAATACACAGTATCCGATGAGGAGTACTTCGCATCCAACATCGACTGTGTATGGGAAAAGGAAGGTGAGATCAGCCTGGCGGATATCAAGACCACTTACCGGATAGACAAAGAATCCCTTAGCTGGCAGTTGTCCATATACGCATATCTCTTTGAGAGGCAGAATCCCGGACTGAAAGTCAGAAACCTGTACGGGGTCTGGCTCCGTGGAGACAAGTCCGAGCTTATTCCTGTTGAGCGCAGGTCTGATGAAGAAGTAATGCGCCTCATGGAATGCGAAGTGAAGGGTGAGAAATACCTTTCCACAGAAATAGCACCTGCCGGAAACCTGCAGTTGATGACTGCGGCGGCTGTACAAATGCTTATTGATATCCAGGAAGAGCTGGATTTTGCCAAGGAACAGAGCGAACAGATGAAGGAAGGACTGAAAAACGCCATGATAGAGAATGGGGTGAATGTATGGGATGCCGGACGACTGCGTGCTTCCGTCACTCCCGCCACAACAGGCAAGTCATTCGACACCAAGGCATTCCAGACTGACTATCCGGATTTGTATTCAAAGTATCTGAAATCTGTCGAAAAGAAAGCATCTATTCGTATAACCATAAGAAAGGAGAAAGAAAATGAGTGTGAATAAAGCAATCCTGTTAGGACATCTCGGAAAGGATCCCGATGTCAGATATCTTGAGGGCGGTGTCGCCGTCGGCCAGTTCTCTCTTGCCACGACCAAGCGCGCACAGACTTTGCCAAATGGCACACAAATTCCCGAACGTACCGAATGGCATAATATCGTAGTATGGCGTGGTATTGCCGAAACAGCCAAGAAGTATCTTCATAAAGGGGATAAGGTATATGTCGAAGGCGAAATCAGAAGCCGGTCGTTTGAAGACAAGAACGGTGTCAGGCATACTGTCGTTGAGATATTTGCAGAAAGCATGGAGATGGTAACTGTCAAGCAGCAGACACAACATGCCAGTTCCGATGATGAGTTGCCCTGCTGATGGAAGCCACTATTATAAAGAAAGACGGTAAAGCAACTCTTGACAAACCGTTTGAGTTCATGCTAAGCCTGCTGAGAAATGGGGAATATACCCTCACCATCAAACGCAAGACCAAGCCCCGTACCCTCAACCAGAATGCCCTCATGTGGCAATGGTTCCGATGTATCGGGGCCTGTTTCAGGGAATACACAGGAGAGGAATATTGGAGCACCGCTGACGGTGTGCAGGACATACATGATCTCTACTGCAAGAAATTTCTGAGCAAACAGGTGACCATAGGTGGAAAGACCGAAACCATATCCCGTGGCACAAGCAAGCTGAATACCTTGGAAATGACAAACTTCATGGAAAGCGTGAAGGCTGATGTCAACAATGATTTTGGCATCATACTCCCCTTGCCTACCGATAAGTACTATTCCGCCTTTGTAGCCGAGTATGAAGGCAGATATTAATAATAACAAATTAAAATATAATTATGATTACAAACGATTATGAACCGGAGGAACTGCAGTTTGTCCTGCCGGAAGTTGTAAAAGACACATTCCCTCTTGAACTGACATTCGGAAATGCTGAAAACGAGAAGGAGATCATCAAGGCTGTCAACGAGCATTTCAATGTCATGTTCCCGGAGAATGAACTGGCAATGAGATATATGGATAATTTTGAAAAAGACGAGATCAGAAAGAAGTATTGTGAGCTCGTAGAGAAAGAACTGCCAAGTGCCGAGGCAGAACTGCTGAGTGCAAAGGAAGAGGCCAAACGACTGAAGGCGAACGCTGAGGAGGCTCTTAATTCGGTTAGCAGACAGATCAAGGATTATGCCGCCAAGGTGACGGAAGGCACAAAGGAAAAGAAGCTGCCGCCAACCAAGACATTCCGTATAGCCCTGAACGGCTACTACCTTTTCTATTCGGTAATAAACGGCCGTGTTCTGCTGGTCAAGGCTGAAAAGATTTCATCTTACGACAAATCTTCCCTGTGGGCGCAGGAGGATAGAAACCGCACAGCCATGATGGAACTGTTCGGACTGGATTTTCCGGCAGTGGAGAAACCTGACGATGATGATTTTGACAACGAACATGACATGATTCCGGATGACAGCGACGACGAGCTAGGTAATGAAGATGATCTGAACGATGCATTGGGATGTGTTGATTCTGACGAAGAAGAAAACTGATGAGCAGGCTACGGCATAAGAAGGGACGCAAGTCGGCGTATGCGCTCTCCCTGACACGGAATCCATATTGGGAGAAGGTTGCAAGGGAAATACGTATCAGGGACGGACACAAATGCCGGCATTGTAACGCCCTCTATCCGCTGGAAGTACATCATATGCGCTATAAGGTGAACGGAATGTCCATAGTCGGTCATGAACTCGAACATCTGGACTGCCTTGTCACCTTATGCGCCTCTTGCCACGAAAAAGTTCATAAAGGAGTTATCAGACTATGAAATATCAATTACGAGATTATCAAAAAAAAGCCAGTGATGCCGCTGTAATGTGTTTTAAGATGAAGTCAGGCAGGAACGGTCTTTTGGTACTTCCGACAGGTGCGGGCAAATCACTCATCATAGCGGATATAGCAGCGAGGCTTGAGGAGCCTCTGATTGTATTCCAGCCTAATAAAGAAATATTGGAACAGAACTTTGCGAAGCTGCAAACATACGGAATTTGGGATTGCAGCATATATTCCGCGTCAGTGGGCCGGAAAGAGATCAGCCGCATCACATTCGCCACTATCGGCAGTGTCATCCGGCATATGAAGGACTTCCAGCATTTCAAGAACATTCTGATTGATGAATGCCATCTTGTCAAGCCAAGCGATGGAATGTACAAGAGATTCTTCGAACAGGCTGAAAGAAGGATTGTAGGGCTTACCGCCACCCCATACCGGTTATATTCCTGCATGAACGGAAGTATGCTTAAGTTTCTCACCCGTACCCGTCCGCGTGTCTTCTCCCAGGTCCTGTATTATTGCCAGGTAAGCGAATTGCTTGCCAAAGGGTTTCTTTCCCGGTTGAAGTATTACGATGTCACGAGAATTGACCTGACCAAAGTGAGGAGAAACTCTTCCGGAGCTGATTTTGACGACGCAAGCCTGTCTGATGAATTCCGGCGTGTGGATCTGTACGGCTATCTCATCTCCATAGTGAAACGATTGCTTCATCCCAAAGTCGGGGGAGCACGTAAAGGCATGCTTGTTTTCACCCGGTTCACCGCCGAGGCTGAAATGCTTGCACGGGAGATTCCTGACAGCGCCGTTGTAAGCGCGGATACCACCAAATCTGACCGTGAGAGAATACTTGCCGAATTCAAAGCCGGGAAAATAAAAGTTGTAGCCAATGTCGGCGTGCTTACCACAGGGTTTGACTATCCAGAACTTGACACCGTCGTGCTTTGCAGACCTACCATGTCACTCTCACTGTATTATCAGATGGTCGGACGTGTCATTCGTCCGTGCCCCGGCAAGAACGGCTGGGTCATAGACTTATGTGGCAATATCAGGACATTCGGGAAAGTCGAGGATTTAAGGGTAGAACAACCGGAAAAGGACAAATGGTGCATCAAGAGCAATGGCAAACAATTAACTAACGTAATATTATAATCATGTATATCATAAGAGGACAAATACCATCAAAGAGCAATTGTTACAAGATTGTTTCTCATTTTGATCCCAAGACCCGAAAGACACATTCCTCGCTTGCAAAACAGGAAGTGCTCAAGGAATACGAAAAGAATTTTTATATCCAATGCCCCGAACGGGGACGGATGATTGAGGGATATTTCAGACTGAGGGCAAAAGTCTATTATAACAGCAAACGGCCGGATTTGGACAACTCACTGAAAATACTGCTTGACTGTCTGCAAATGACGGGAACAATCAAAAACGACCGTCAGTGCGTGTACATAGAGATTGAAAAATTCGTTGACCGGAAAGAACCGCGTGTCGAGTATGAAATAACCCCGGTTGAATTCGGGTAAAGGAAACGCCTATGGCAAGACCTAATAAAATGGGATTGGATTATTTCCCTTTTGACGTTGATTTCTTTAATGATGAGAAGATTGTAGCCATATCCGGGGAATTCGGGATTAAAGGAGAAATTGTTGTAATCAAGCTGCTTTGTGCGATATACCGAAATGGATATTTCATATTGTGGAATGATCTGCTGAAATTCAAACTCCTTAGAGACCTGCCCGGAGTGTCTTCTGAATTGCTCGACAGCATAATGAACCGTTTAGTCTTATGGGGCTTCTTTGACAAAGACCTGTTTGATTCGATGGGAGTTCTTACCAGTGCGGGCATCCAAAAGCGATATTTCAAAATATCTAAAAGGCGTAAATCTGTGGATGATTTTAGATACTTATTAATCAAAGTTAGCGGTTGCGAAAACAAGGAAGTTTTTTCTTCCGACGATGGAGATGTATCGAGCGATACAGTTAATGTTTGCAATGGCGGGGTTAATGTATGCAATAACCCTTTTACTGCCGACATTAATGTATGCAAAAACACCACAAAGAAAAGGAAAGGAAATAATAAAGAAATCTCTCTATCGAGAGATAAAGAAAATCTTCCCCCTCCCGAAATTTTAGGCAAAGAATTAGACGAATGCTATGAGGAATTGTCAAGGGACATGAGTTGGAGTGAAATCGTAACGATGAATACACGTAATTCCGGTTACAAGGATTTTACGGTAGATATGTTCAAAACGTATTTAAAACATTTTTTCGAGAAACTTCAAAACGAGGGAGAGGTAAGGAAAGCACCAAAGGATGCGAAATCACACTTTGCTAGATGGCTGAAAATTGAGCTTGAAAAACAACGAAACAATGGGAACAATAGGAGCTGTTATACAAGCAAGCAGGAAGCTAACGCCTACGCTCTTAGCTTGCTACAACAACATAAGCGAGACCTCGAAGAAGGCTTGGCTGACCAAATGGAAAGACCGTTCTGAGGTTGAAAGAGTATTTTCACCAACTCAATGGGGATATACCCTTCAGAATCCGGAAAAGGCTTATATGGCAGACTGTCCCTCGCTGATGCAGTATGATGCGCTCTACGGCCATGGTTCCTCCGAATATTGGATTGACATACAGGTGTCCGGCATATTCGGGGCTTCCAACAGCAAGGAAAAGGGAGTTGCTGACGGAATAAGAATCTTCTGCCAGTCCTTTGCCTCACAGGTTAAGGCTTACAAACTTTCTGAGTTGATGTTGTTTTTCGCACGCTACAAAGCTGGAAAATATGATAATTCATTCGCCTCTTTCGATGCCAGAAGAATTGGCAATGCCTTTTTCAAGGAGTTCAGCCCGGAAAGGAATTATGAGCTGGACGCTATAAACCGAAAAAGAATCCAGAATGAGATAGAGAACAGAAGATTCACTCCACCCGAAGGATATTCTTCTTTGAGCTGGTACAACGAACTAAAACGCCGTGCGGAATCCGGTGATGCAGAATCCAAGCAAATAATAGATTTATGGAAAAAATCAAAATAAAGTGGAGCTCCAAAGGCATGAAAAGACGTAAAGAGATATGTGAACGTTTCGGTTTCAGTTCATATCTTACCCTGAACCATGAATCTGAGGTGTATGTCAGAGCTGAGGACCTGCCTGTCTTTAACGAAACTGTACGACGTGGTTTTCTGACCGTTTTACCCTCCGGTAAAAAGGCGTAAAAATGGCGAAGTTTCTGTTTGTAAAACTTGTTCTCAACGTTTATCTTTACTGATATAACAAACTAAAAGTCAAACCAATACATTAAAATTATGGATATTAAAAACATTCTGATTGACAAAATCAATCCTTCTCCGATAAATCCGGAAAATAGCTTTGATGGAGCCGCCTGTCCGGATGAGAAAAGCGGCGATGTTATCAACATTAACGATGCTTATCAGATGAAAAGCATGATTCCATTTTTGACAAACAACTAACGACCATGGCAAGTAATGAAAGTTTCAAACAGGCAATCAAAGCCTATCTGGACAAACGGGCGGAAGAAGATTCACTGTTCGCCCCCAAATATGCGAATGAGAAGAAAAACATTGATGAATGCTGTAGCTATATCATGGGTGAAGCCAGGAAGCGTGGTAATGCCGTAGCGATTTCAGACGAGGAGGTCTACGGGATGGCGGTGCACTACTATGATGAGGACGATATCAAAATAAACCGGCTGCCTGCCGGAGAGAAAGCGTCCGTATCATCCCCCTCCAAACCTGTGGAACTCACCGAAGAAGATAAGAAAGCGGCACGTGACAGAGCAATCGCACGGCTGGCGGAAGAACAATACCAGACACTCAGAAAGAAAAACATCCGAAAGAAAGCGGATGATAATGTCCAACAAATGAGCCTGTTCTAATCATGAAACCGAGAACGAAACTTGAGAAACGTGTAACCAGACTAAGCGGCAAACTGTCCGCCGTTACCGAAGTACAAAAAGAATGGGCGAAAGAACATATATTCACCCACGAAGCATATAGGTGCAAGGATGAGCTATGGTGTTCCGAGTGCGGCGGAACATGGATAGACACAAGCAATAGCGAGCTGGGAACCACCCTGCTCGGTGATACGACCGAATGCCCGTACTGCCACCACAAACTGGACGTAAAGGTCAGCCGGAAACGAAAAGTCGAGGAAGAAAAGTACATGTCCATCTTACAGACCGCCGGAGAGTTCCAGATCATAAGACATATACTATGCTGCAAGTACGTCAGAAAAAGGAATTTTGATTTGAACAGCAGACAGGATTATATTCACTATACTTTCTTTGAAGTGGTTCAGGAATGGATCACCGTCGAGGGGAAACGCACCATCATGGCAAAACCTCTGAATATGGGAAGCAGCGGATGGATATATTCGGAACCACTGAGTATAAAGGGTGAATACGGCAGTTACAGTTGGAATTATCGTGGAGACCTATATGCGATATGGGGATGGATATATCCAAGAAAGAAACTGCTCCCGGAATTGAGAAAGCGGGGAATCGGGAAACGGTTCCCCGATGTACCCCCCTCAAAACTTGTACGAGACCTTCTGAAAGGTGGTAATGACGCGGAATTATGTATCAAGACCGGACAGACGGATATGTTGAAGCATATGTACAAAACGGGCTATTACCAGCTCCGATATAAACCGTCCTTCAACATCTGCAACCGCAACCGTTATATAATCAGAGATGCAAGCATGTGGAATGACTATATAAGCCTGCTGTCCTATTTCCACAAGGATCTGCATAACGCCAAATACGTATGTCCCAAAAATTTGAAAGCCGAGCACGACAGATTACTAAGAAAGAAAAATGAAATTGAGGCAAGGCAAAGAAGGGAAAGGGACAGAATAAAGGCTATCCAAAAAGAAAAGCAGCTCAAGGAGGATATAGCATCATTCTACAACCGGATGGAAAGATTCTTCGGCATGGAAATCAAAGGCGACGGCATAGTCATCCGTCCGCTTGAAAGCGTAACCCAGTTCTACAAGGAGGGCAAAGCCATGCACCATTGTGTATACGCCAACAGGTATTACAGACGCAGTGAATGCCTGATCATGACAGCCATAGTCGGAGAAAAACATGTGGAAACCATCGAAGTGAATCTTAAATCTTTTCAGATAGTACAGTCAAGAGCCGTATGCAACGGAACATCGGAGTATCATGACTGCATTATCCGGCTGGTGGAGAAGAACATGAGTCTGATCAAAAAACTTACTGCATGAACATCTATCACACAGAACCCAGATTCGACTGCGAGAAATTCGCTCCATGCGGGCGCATCTCCCTGCACAAATGCCGGAAATACAAAGGCAGACTGGATGAATGCAGAGGATGTACGCTTGTACACCGTAAAGCCAAGACGGTTGCCGGTACGGAAGCAGGAAGAAAGGTTTGTCCGCATTGCGGACGTTCCCTTCCGCTCCACCGGTTCTATAACAGGACTGTCAGATATGGGGATAAGGAATACCAATGTCTCACCTCCTGGTGCAAGATGTGTATGAGTGAAGTCGCAGCGGAAAGAAATCGTAATAATTAATTTAAAAATCCAATGAAAAACGTAACGAAAATAGCCAAGAAGTCAGCCGGACTTAGCCAAAAATGTTCGATTTGTCCACTTATGCGAAGATGTACTTTAGAAATCCATAGAGCTTGTTTTGACAGCTTTGTGGAGGGATTTAAGAAAGGAGTCAAGGCGGCAGAAAAGGAAATAAACAAGAAATTCAAAATAAGAAAAATATGAAAACTTACAATATGCAGAACACCCCCAAACAATGGATTGATATAGAAGGATATTCTAAATATGAAACAAACGGAGAACGCGTAAGAAATAAAACTACATGTAGGATAATAAAGCCTGTTAATGGCAGATATCTTCTATATGATGACGATACAAAAAAACAACGTGCTATTTGTGTCAACCGGCTGATGTATGCTGTATCCCACCATATCAATCCCAACAAGTTGGGCAGAGTATGGGTTGTATCACTCAATGGCAGGATAGAATTGAAAACAAGATATGATTTTCTCGAACTTGCACGCTCCAAGATAAAGCCCCAAATGACAAGTAAAGAGGTTGTTCAATGTAATTTGAATGCGCTGGATTGGCTTCAAAAAGTGAAATTGTATTACGATACCGAAGACATTACGGATATAGCATTGGAGTTAAGTAAGTACAAAAAACGTATATGCACCTATATCGTAAAACGTAAATTCACAAACAGGCCACAAATGCTGGAAGAGGTATGGAGTTACATATATGAGGAAACATTATGTACCATTGCGGAAAGGAAAGGTAATGTATTGGAGCCGTTTAGTTATATGTCAAGAGTTGCGGCCAGTTATTTTTCAAAAATTAGAAGAATGAAAAGAACCGTATTCCAATTCGATGAAGCGAGAGACATATATTGATTCCAAGAAAGAAAGGAGCTAATATGGGATTAAGTATTTATGCCTTAAAATTGGGCGATAAAATATCAAGAGAGGAATATGATAATACCGGGAATGGGTGGTATGTTTATCAAGCGCACGGAATGGAACCGATAAACCATATACCTACGGTTGAGGAAGGCTGCTATAAAGCTGATGTTTTATATTCCGACTGTGATATTTTTTATTCAGAATATTCTATTTTCAGAGATATAATATCACATGTGGTTTTGAAACATGATGTAAAGTACGTTTGGAATAACGTAAACAACTTCATAGGTAAGCCATTCATTGAATTTTTGCAAACATCTGATTGTGAAGGTGCGATAGATTATACGGTAGCAGAAAAGATACTGCATGATTTTGAGAAATACGAGTCTGTTATAAAGCCAGAATTAAATGAATATCTGTGTCGTTTTTTCGATCATTATGTTTGTGTCCTGAAAAAGACTGTAGAGAATAAAGGAATAGTGTATTACTCATAACAAATCAATAAATAACCATGAATAGTGACAGACAGAAGATATTAACTGATTATATTTCCTACTTATATACAACAAGAAGGACTTATGATACCATCGGTAAATATATCAAATATGTAACGGATTTTCTTGAAAGTGCCGAAGATGTCAATCGTCGTAGCTATCTGGCTTATAAGCGTGAAAATGCCAATATTGGGGCACGTTATCCATTGATGAGTGAAGCCATTTGTGATTTATTACATCACCTTAAAATCGGATATAACCGCCGAGAGCAGAAAATAAAGACGTTAGAAAGACTTGATGCCATTTCGGAGAAGAATAGAAAACTGTTGAATGATTTTATAGTGTGGTTGACCGACAACAATGATTATTCGCCACATACAGTGGATATTTATTATACATCCTTGAAGCAATACTTTGAATATGTGAATGAGATCAATATGGAAAACTGCAAGCGGTTTATACGGACTTTAGAAGAAAAATCATTATCCCCACAGACTATCCGTCTACGTATCACCGCTTTGGAAAAATTTTCTAAATGGCTAAAAAAACCGATAGAGCTTAAGCGACCTAAGATGAAGCGCAAGCTCGATGTAAACAATGTCCCGACAGAAGAGGAGTACAACCGCCTACTGGATTTTCTGAAAACGAAATCCAACAAGGATTACTACTTTTTTATCAAAGTATTGGGTACAACGGGTGCCCGTCTGTCAGAATTCCAGCAGTTCACGTGGGAAGACATTATATCCGGGGAGGTAACACTAAGAGGGAAGGGTAACAAGTACCGTCGATTTTTCTTTCAAAAACAGCTACAGCAAGAAGCGAAGGCTTATGCTAAGGAACATGGTAAAACCGGGATTTTTGCGGTAGGGAGATTCGGTCCGATCACACAGCGGGGCTTTTCCCAGCACTTGAAAGCATGGGGAAAAC